GGTCGGAAACCTGAAGAACGGATGCTGCCTTCTGAAGTTCCGCAAAGTTCTTCTGCGTCAACTTGAAGGAAGCAACTCCCTCTGGCATAGTGATTGACTTGGTTGGAACAGAGAGCAAAGAAGGCTCGCTGTAATAATACTCAACCGATGCACCACTTGTTCCAGAAATCGTAACGGACTTCTCATCGAAAGCAAACTCAGGCTTATCGAAAAGAGAAACCACACCAAGAAACTTGTTCAAGTCCCAGATACCAAACGCAGTATCGAAGTTCTCTTCCACAATCGCCTCTGACATCACATTCTTAACAGGCGAAATGGTAGCAATTTTGCTACCAGGCTTCACTAGAATGTTTGAGTTGATTGAAGAGTAGTTCTTCAATAGATTCAATGTCTTGGTGGACATCTTCATCTTTGTCATTGTTGTCATAATATAAATCTCCTAAAGTTTATGCTTTAGTATAGCACACTATTGTGTAGTGTCAACTACCACTTTTCAAAATTATCGATGTACTCTCCACCGAATTTTCCGTCTTTCACCTCACGGATGTACCGCTTTTCGTCTCTTCGTTTATTGCCTCTTGATTTCTTTCCTTTTCTGAAAGACTTATCTAGGTCGGCAGTATCTTCCCTAAAATTCTGAGGCTTATCGTTATTGTTCTTCTTCTTCGACATCAAAATTCCTCTATGGACTCCATAAGATGCTTTAATTTGTGTTTAATGAAATAATTGAAAAGTCTGTTTCTCTTGCCAACAATAGGCTCGTTCCACGCTTCTTCAATTTTAGTGTTAATCCATTCGGGAATTCTATCCAAGTCAACCAGTGTTTGATTTCTCTTCCAGTTTTCCTCGTATCCCTTTGGTAGTTCACCGAAAGCCAAATCTTCTGTAACAGACTTGATTACGCCTTTAGTGACTGGTCTTTGTCTTTTGTCTTCGTTCATCAGAGTATCGTCATCCGAAAGAATGTTTGGTATACCATCCGAAGAGTCTCCTCGAATGATATGCTCAATCAAAAATTCCTTTGGATTGCCACATACCATATTACCCTTCTTCTTTGGACTGTACTGCTTCACTCCGCTGTAACGCTGAAGTTGCTGAAAGTCCTTATCTGAAGAGATAATCATTACGCCTTCTTTGTGATACTTCTTTGTAAGGTATGCAATGATATCATCTGCCTCTGCACGACCAACTCGCATCACTTTGTATGGGAAGTTGACTTCTAGTTCTTCACGAACTGTAGCGACAATGTTCCAGAGATTTGACCAAAGTTCCTTGTCTTGGTTCTGCTTGACTTTTCGGGTTCCCTTGTAGTGAGGAAACTCTTCTTTCCGCCAATAATCACCAGAATCGAAAACGAGAATCATATCCCCGTACTTCTTTTCGAACTTGTTCTTGTACATTCTCAAAGAGTTGAGTGTCATATGGCGTACAACGTCTTCGTCAACTTTCGAAATGTCTCGGCTATAACCAAAAACATTCCCCAGTATTACTTGACTCATATCAATAAGTATCATTTTAGTGCCTGTAGTATTACGCAGTTCTTGTTAATTCTGCCTGTTGGTACAGATTCCTTCGTCGTGAGGGAGTTGTACCTATTATTTATGACACGAATACCAGAAGAGGCGCAATCCTTTACTATTTGTTCTGGTTTTCGTACAGTTCTTTCTTTCGACTTCTTGTCATCGAAACCGACAATGGTTGTTCCCTTTACGGAAAGACCATCTACTAGTGGAGATGCTTCAAAGATTGACAACTTCTTATACTTGGTGTTGAATACAACTACTTTGTTTGCACCGACAATCTTTCTCGGGTCAATCGAAGAGACGCCATATTCGTCAGACTTCTCGCAGAACTGTAACTTCCTGATAATCTTACCAGGCGTCTGACTCTTCTTGCGTCTAGGTTTGCGAACTGCCTTTGAAAGTTTAGCGTGTTGTCTGCAAGTCTCCACAACATTCTGAACCATATCTCTAAAATTTTTCAGTTGTGGACGAGTAAGATAATCATACGCTTCTACGAGTTGTTCGCAGGTCTTGTCGTATGCTTCCTTGAGTTCATCGAGGACAGGTTGAAAGTGGTCTGCAATCATATCAGACTGAACAGACTTGACATCGTGATTCTTCAACCACTTAGCAACGTCAAACTTTGGCTTCTTTTTGATTTCAACGAGATACTTGTCAGTCTCAATGTTAAGGAGTTCCATATACTCATCAACCTGATTCTTGATTCTGTCCTGAATAGTAACCTTCACCTTTGCAGGCTTACTTGCGTCTCGCAATTCTTTTTGGCTTCTCTTGGACTTACCAGTTCGAATCATATCATCGATGTAACCATCAATCTTATTCTTCCAGTGGGGAGGAGCATCGCAATCTGCTTGTGTGCAGATACGACAACAAGGAGCCACGCTTTCAAAGTGGAATGAACTTCCTCTCTGGGCAAACTCAATGTCTTCCTTGGAGTACTTCTTCCACTTCATATAATCTTCCACCCATTTCTTTTCCTTGGAGGTAGAAGGGTGGATACCTGTTCGGTAACGGTTCACGCACCGAAAGAAATCCCACTCTACATCACTTGACTTGGAATCAAATAGTGGCTCTTCGATTAAGTGTCTTGCTTTTTTTGACATAGTTAAATTCTAACACATACAGAGATGAAGTCAAGTAGTAATCCATTCGGAATATACTTCTTTTATGCCTTCTTCTCCGCCTTCAAGTGGCACTCGATATACGACATTTCTTCTGCCGAAATCATTCTCTTCGTAGCACTTCATTCTTTCTTTCTTAGTCATATCCTTAAGGCGTTTAAGGTCATCTTTCCGCCTATCCTCAATCACAGAAACTAGGAAATGAGAATCATCTTCCCAGCCGACTGCTTCGTCATAATGGAAGGAGATTCTATCGCCAGTTTCCTCGTAAGGAAGTGCAAGTGCATCCTCGTAAACAAAGAACCGAACAGACCTATATTCTGCCACTTCAGACGGTTTATTTCTTGCGTGTCCTTCGACTGCAAGAACCTTTCCGTTTGGAGAAAGGTGGAACTTTTGCCAACAGAACTCCATATTTCTTTTGGCTTTTTCACCAATGAAGTCGTATCGTTCCTTTGTGTCTAATTGAACTACAGTTTGACCTTGATAGTCTTCACCTGCAATCAAATAATCGTGACCATCTTCCTGATTTTCAAAAAACACAAAAGGGAACTTTTCGCTGTTCCTGTAAATGGTACAAACGTGTTCGCCAGTTTTGTTCTTTAGTTTCTTGAAAACTTTACCGATGGTATACGCCCAGTACCTACCGTCTTCTTTGAAAGCGACAGGTGTTATACTAAGAATATATTTCTCCATAGGAGAGGGATATTCTTTTCTTTTGTCGGACAGAATTTTTCCATCATCAATCTTATCACTAATTTCTGCTCTTCTGATACGATACCACTTCTGAGAGTTGTTGTTAGTCATATTACTTTCTCCACTAATATGTAGGTAATATGGTCAATTAGACAGTCGCGTTTTCTGGTACTTTGACCGAAGAAATTGTTTCGACAAGAACACTAAACGCTTCGTATGGGTCAACATTGGCAGATGGTCTTCTGTCTTCCAGATAACCCTTCCACTCCATTGCAGTCTCTGTTGGAATTCGAATAGATGCTCCTCTGTCACTTACTCCATAACTAAACTTATCATAGTGTTGCGTTTCACAAGTTCCTGTTAGCCTCTTTTCGTTATCTTCGCCATAAACTTCCATATGTTCTTCGTGTTTTCCTGCTAGAGCATCACATACACTTTCAATATAATTTCTATCAGGGGTTTCTCTCATATACTCTGTACTGAAGTTGATATGTGCGCCTGCTCCATTCCATTCACCTTCAATTGGTTTTGGATGGAAGGAAACACTGAAGTCATAACCTTCTGTCATCTTCTGTAGAAGATATCGGCTAATAAGCAAATCATCTGCGGTTGTCATAGCACCCTTAGGTCCTAGTTGATATTCCCACTGAGAAACAAGAACCTCTGCATTTGTTCCCGAAATATCAATTCCTGCACTGATGCACGCCATTGCGTGTTGGTCAACAATGAATCTATGGGTTACGTTCTGGGAACCAACACCGCAATAGTTTTCACCCTGTATCTTATCTTGGTTCCACTTACAAGGAAGCGAATCTTCGTCCAAGAAAGTATATTCCTGTTCAACGGAGAACCACATATCATCACTCTCTTCTATATCATCAAGAGTGTCTGACAAATCCACACGACTGTTTGTTTCGTGAGGTGTTCCATCTGGGTTCCAAGTATCACAAAGAACCAAGAATGATGCCATTTCTGTTTGTTCCAGTGGATTGTGGTAAACATTCACGGGACGAATAATGACATCACTGTCTTCTCCCTCTGCTTGGAGTGTACTCGAACCATCAAACTTCCAAGGTTCAAGACGAGCGAGAACACCTTCTTTGTTCATTTGTCCACCGTTAGAATCCATAGTCCAATGCTCATATCGAACTTTACTTCGTAGATTTGCGGGGGAGTAACCATCTGTCCAGACATATTCTAGACGGACAGTAATAGTTGCGGAGCCAGAAATTTGAGGTTGATAATTTTCGTTCATAATTAATTCACTTTCTTAAAGACGAACACTGGTTCGTACTTGAGGTATTTTCCGTTTACTTGACAGTAATTTTTGCAAGTGGGTTTACCGTCTTCGCCCATTCTGTTTTGTCCAGGCATTCCTTCGAGTGCCATCTTTAGGGTGTATTGGTATTCCACACCACACTGTTCTAGTATTTTCTTTGAGTCTTCTTCGAGAGGAAGATACTTACCACTTATAAGTAGGTCAGCAATATTCCACAGAAGATATCTATCTGTTCGAAGATACTCAGCACAAGTTTCTAGAGTTGGTCGGAGGAATCCTTCCTTCCACGCCTCATACGACGAGCCATATTTTTTATAGGACTGATTCCCATCTTCGCTATACGCCTCTCGGTTGAAATAAGGTGGTGATGTAAAGATAAGGTCGAGTTTTCCTCTGTACTGTTGGAATCGTTCGTGGTGTTGGATTTCTTCTGACCCTTCTTGGAATACATCAAAAGTATTCGTTTCGGAAAAGAATGGATTTCCACGATAAGTCTTGGTATTGTAGAAAGTAGCCAAAGACTCATACTTGCTCCCATTACCATCATCGACAAAATTATCAGGATTTGGGTCAGTACCAATATAATGAATCCTGCGGTCATCCCGAACACCCATAGCACCAAGTATGCGACCACCCCAACCAGCAGACGGGTCATAGATGTTAATAACTTCTTGGTCTTTGATGTCTTCCGTGAATCTTTCATACAAGTATTTAGCAGTCATTGGAGGGAAGTTCACAGCAGGTTGAATATATCCGATACGATATGCGGCGAACGCCTTCGGAAACATCTTCTTTCCTTGCTTGTATACACGAATATTGTACCGCATATCATCTGACATATTCTCAATGTCAAAGGTAGAGTGGTGTCGATATTCCAACCAACCTTTATCTTTATAGTACTTCACTTCATCCTTTGTGAGATTTAGAATTTCACTTTGTTCTACTTGGAAGTAACCACTATTCAGTCCCTCTCGTACCTTTACTTCTTCTAGAATGAAATCATATCCTTTGAAGATGTGTTTCGCGGTAAAGAATGTTTCCATCCAATGGTTTGCATCAGCAGTACTAATGATAGCATACTTCTTGCTGTTCGTGAACGCAGACTTGGCGTGTTCGTATAGACTGTCCCGCCTAAAATGACGCATTCCGCCCTTTACCATCTTTTCTAGATGCTTGTCATCCGCAAACAAATCATAGATGGAATAACCATTATCCTTTTCAGTGTAGTTAATACGAACCTTCATCATATTACTAAACCACTGGTCTGCTTCTCCGCCCATACGAGACTTGTTGATAATTACATCATCATCCACATCCGAGAGTTCGTCGGTGTGTGTAAATTCGTGCGTGGGATATTCTGCAATCTTATTGAACTGGTCAATAATACCCTCTTCAGTTTTGCCAGTTCGCGGAGGACAACCGTGAGTGTCCCAAGATTCTTTGACTGCTTTACGCATCTCAACCACCCAGTCACGAAACTCGTCGGGAGTCATCTCGGCAAGTTCTTCATAGGTGCAATTAATGTGCGAGTTAAGCACATAATCATTTCTCTCGTAGAACAGTTTATTCTCTGTCATTTTCATCTAATATATCATCCATCATTGTTTCTACCATATCATCCATCAGCGTTTCGAATGTATGTTTTGGTTTCCACTGTAACACGTTTCGTAACTTCGAAGAGTCTCCCTTTAGTTCGCGGAGTTCTTCTGGTCTAAAGTATCTTTCATCAATTGTAACATAGTCTTCGTAGTTCATATTCAATTTTTCGAAGACATATTTGCAACAATCCTTTACGCTATGAGAGACTCCAGTTGCACAAACAAAATCATCTGCCTTGTCGTGTTGCAACATCAACCACATCGCCTCTACATAATCTTCTGCGTGTCCCCAGTCTCTTGTTGCATCTAAATTTCCAAGTGGAAGTTCTTTTGTTTTTCCTGATAGAATATCCAATGCACCCTTTACTATTTTTCCAGTTACAAAGTTCGAACCTCTTCGTGGAGATTCGTGATTGAATAGTATACCATTTGAAATGAACATACCATAGGAATTTCTATAGTTTCTTGCAATGTTGTAGGCAAAAACTTTGGCACATCCATATGGACTAACTGGAGTCATCGGTGTAGTTTCTCTTTGGAAACCATCTTCGTCTATATTATTGCCAAACATTTCAGAAGAAGACGCTTGGTATATTCTAACCTCTGGACAAACAATTCTGCAAGCCTCGAATAGATTCAAAATACCCAAACCAGTTGTAGCGGCAGTGTAGATTGGAATATCGAAACTAATTCGAACGTGAGATTGTGCTGCCAGACTATACACTTCTTCTGGATTAATTTCTTTCAGGAGATGAATCAGGGAAGCAATATCACCTACGTCACCATAATGCAGATGAATCTTATCAATAAGATGATTCAATCGAGCGGATTGATTTTCGGCTACCGAGTTCCTTCGAACCAATCCGTGAACTTCATATCCCTTTTCTAGTAGCAGTTCTGCCAGATAGGAACCATCTTGTCCACTTATGCCTGTAATTAATGCTTTCTTCATAATCTAATGTGTCCGCTATAATTCTCAACAAACCAATCTATAGATTCCTGTATGCCTTGTTCGATTGGTGTAAATTCAAAATCAGGAATCATTGTCTTTAACCTTGAGTTGTCAGATGGTTTTCTTTGCTGTCCGTCCATCTCTCCATTGTAATATAAACTTCCCCAGAAATCCATCCTGCTCGCAATCGTCTGTGCAAGTATTGCCATATTTATCTCCTCGTCAGGAGAAAGAATAAGAGGGTCTGAGTGGTTATAGTTTTCTAGAACCCACTGAACCAATCTAGCAACATCCTTAGAGTAGATAAATTCTCTGTATGGTCTTCCTGTTCCCCAAATATCAAAATGAGTATTTTCTTCTTTTGCGAGATAACACTTATGAATAAGTGAAGGAATAACGTGTGCGGAATCTAGATTGTAATTGTCGTTGGGACCATATATGTTACAAGGAATCACAGTTACAAAGTTACAACCATACTGGTCACGGTATGCTCGACTTTGTACCTCTAACATTCTTTTTGCGTATGCATATCCATAGTTAGAAGAATGCGGTTCGCCTTTATGAATTTGGTCTATAGACAAAGGGAACTCTGCTCCGTCTGGAAATATACAAGTAGAAAGGAAGGATACCACTTTCCTTACTCCCGTTATTCTTGCCGCTTCAAGAACATTAGAATTCATAATAACATTTTCGTAATAGAACTCTCCAGGCTTTTCTGAGTTTGCCTTGATGCCACCTACTCTTGCGGCACAATGGATAATTGAATCAATCTTATTGGTGTTAATATACCTTATGATTTCATTTAGATTCATAAGGTTTAGACTCTTTCGAGTTGGTTTATATTTTGATTCAATGGCAGAACCTACAAGACCTGTTCCACCTGTCACTAGAGTATTCATCATCTTATCCTACTGAAATTATTCTTCTTCTCAAACACAATATGATTCTGGAACTTGTCCGTCATTGAATCAGACTTGTGACTAATTACAAATATATTAGCACGACTTCCAAAGGATGTCAAGAGTTTTAAGAACTCTTCTGTACCAACGGCGTCAAGACTCGAATCGAACACCTCATCGAGAATCAAGAGGTTACAGTTTACGCTGTTCTTTAATCGTGCAATTTCTCGCCAAGCAAGAAGCAAAGACAAGTCAATACGCAATCTTTCGCCTTCACTGAAACTGTGGTAGGTAAACTCATCACGATGGCGACTCTTGATTGTTTCGCTGAAGTTTTCGTCGAGGTTAAACTGGCAAAAGAAATCCATATCTGCAAGATACTTGTTGATTAACTTATTCATAATTGGCAAGTAATGTTTAATAATCTTTGCCTTGATTCCACTATCCTTCAGAAGAGTAGAAGCAATACCAAGATAATGTTTGTCTTTGACAAGTTCTTTTCTTCTTTCAACGTGTTGCTTTCCTTCGCCTAGAAGTTGATTCAGTTCGTCTGTGGTTTCTTGAACTTCTGTTCCTTCCGACAGAGTAGTTTCAATATTACTCTGCATTTTGTTTATGTACTGAGACGAGGCACTAATCTGATTCTGTTTACCAGAGATTACCCTTTCGATGTCATAAGCATCTTGCATCGTGGCATTAATTTCACTTAGTCTCTTCTCGGCGTCTTTAATTTTCGAACTGAGTTCGGAGATAGCACTCGAAACTTCTTCTTTGTCTTGTGACATTTCTTTCCACACATTTTCCTTGTGGTGTTGTTCGATATCTTGCTTACAGGATGGACAGGTGTCGTTTTCTTCATAGAACTTCGCATTCTTATCAATGTTCTTTATTTTTGTTTCTAGTTGTTTCTCTAAGGACTCCATCTTAATAACAGACTTAGGAACGTCATCTCTATCTTCGATTTCAGTTAGAAGTTTTTCCAAGGTGGCTTGCTGTTCTTCAACTTCTGATTGTAATTCATCAATCTGCTTTCGGTTGTCCTCTATTTCTTGTTGATACTTTTCTACAGAGTCACTTGACTTCTTCTTGAGTGTGTCGATAAGTTTCTGTTTCTCGTCCACTTTGCTTTTTGCAATCTCAATTTTTGTATCGATGTCTTTGACATATTCCTTTGTCATTTGAAGTCTAGCACGAACAAGTGTATTCATCACAGAGAACACATCAATGTCCAGTAGGTTTTCGACAACCAACCTTCTATCTGCGGCGCTCAGTTGCATAAAGGGAACGTAGTTCGATGAACCCAGAATTACAACTTGGCAAAAAGACTTATACGACATCTTAAGAATCTGTTCCTCAAGAATTCTCTGATAGTCTCTCGCCTTTGCATCTTGGTCTAGCAATTCACCATTCTTGTAGATTTCAAACTTCTTTGGTTTGATACCACGAAGAACACGATATGACTCGTTACCGATATCGAAAGTTATATCGACTTCGCATTCTTTCTCATTGATTGAGTTTGTCAACTGAGGTAGTTTAATTCCACGAAAGGATTTCCCAAACAAAGAGAAAGTCAAGGCATCAAGCATAGTTGACTTCCCCGCACCATTCTCACCAGAGATGAGACTGTTATCGTGACGAGTGAAATCAACTGTTGTCTTGTAGTTTCCTGTTGAAAGAAAGTTTTTCCAACTCAGTGTTCGGAATATAATCAAACTAGCATCTCCTCATACCACGAAGGTGTTTCTGAATAACTCCATTTTGCAAATGCAGTCTTCTCTCCAAGATAGTATGCACGGTACGCCTTTACTGCATCTTCATTCTTGTACTCCTCAGGCATCGCTTGTGCAAAAGGTGTAATAGAATCTGCGATTGGAATGTTTTTAGGCTTACGAAACCGAATGAGAGAAATCATATCTTCGCTCTTGTGTACCTTACCATATCGGCGAGTGTATTCCTTGCACAGTTCGTATGCGTGTTCTACTAACCAGTAATAGTTCTTGTTGTTCTCCATCACCCACTGAGTGCAAGGATGTCCAACAAAAGATGCTTTGTATAGCATCTCCTCAAACAGTTTATGAGGAGACTTCCAGCGTTTGATGCGACGATTGTTTGCAGACAACTCAGTGTACTGTTCACCATCAAGAACACGATGAGCAGTTGACAGCATTTGTGCTGATTCAACAATCATTTTCACAACGTGCTTATCGCACATATCTCTAGCGGCGACTTGAGGACTCTCGTCCAATACAAAAATATTCACAGCGACAAACTTTCCATATAAAGGTCTTTGATGAGTTTCTTCATACGAGCCTTATCTTCCACCTCATCAATAGAATCAATCTCATTATTTATTAGTGTAACAGTATCTTGAGCCAAGTCAACTATTTCTTCCTTAGTCCACTCAGAATCTATAATTTCCTCTACTACTGTTATCTTTGCAACGCCTGACTCGTATAGTCTATCCATAAATCTATCAAAGGCGTATGGATGCTTCTTTGCCTCTACAAAGAGTTTAATGTAAGAGCCTTTGAATTCTGGGTACTTTCTTTCTTCGATAGGACCATCTTCATCATTATAGCGAAGTGTGTGGAACATCTTATATGGATTTTCTACAAACTCCAATTCGCGGGTGTCGGTATCAAGTATATGAAAGCCTTTTGTTTCCGTTACGTCGGCAAAAGTGATTTGATATTGCGTTCCAAGATAATAGATATTATCCTTTTCTTGGCGACAATGGAAGTGTCCAGACAATACCTTTTCGTATCGGTCAAATAGTTTTGGCGACATTCCCCCGTCGAATCCCACGCCTCGCATAACTTCATAACCTTCAAGTTCTAGATGTCCAATTAGAATCGGAGCCGCGGCAGTCTTGATGAAATTCACAGAGTCATTGTGATTTTCTTTGTTTACCCAAGGAAGAAGTGCAATCTGCAACCCGTCGAACTCTACTACTTCTGGCTTTTCATAAAGTTTAATATCACTACCAAACAACTCTCTGACAGAATTAACTTCATTAGTATTTCTATAGTACACATCGTGGTTACCAAGAATACAATGAAAGTCGATGTTCTCTTCTCTAAGCCTTTGAATGAACTTGGTTCTTACTTGATTAAGAATGCTGAAGTTCACAAACTTACGCCTATCCATTAGGTCGCCTGCGTGAATTACTGTGTCGATGTTGTGTTCTCTAACGTAGGGGAAAAATACATCATCAAAAAATCTCATAAAGTAATCAAAGAATAATTGAGAGTCGCCTCTTGCACCGAAGTGCGTATCATTAATCAGTGCTATTTTCACTTGTATTGTCCTCGAAGAAAGAATCTAAAGTGGAACCTTTGTTTTGTTCTTTTAAGGCTTTTGCCTTTCTATCCTTTTCTTTCTTTGGTGTAAAGTTATCAATGTCCGTGTTCGTGAGTCTATAGTAATCGGCGGGAGCATTGTTTGATTCAGACATATCAACGCCTTCTGAGTGTTCTACCCATCGGGGAAAATGATGTTCCTTGTCCATCTCTTCGATTAATTTATACTTCACATACATCTGCTTCTTTTCTTTTTGAATCCTTCTAAGAAAAGCATAATAGATTATCTGCGTGAAATATGAAAATGGATTCTTTGATTTTTCTGGATTAAAGTTGTGTGCATACATCAAGCAGTTTTCTATTCCATCGCCAACCATCTCTTCCCTATATTCATAATTAATGAAGTTGGGTCTGTGGGATAGTCGTTCGGCAATTTCCATAAAACACGTTCCGATATACTCGGTCACAGGAGGTCTTGGTTCGTCCATTTCCTCCGCTTCAATAACCAGTTTCTTCCATTTGCACATCTCTTCGAAGAATAATTGGTTGTCTACATAATGGTTTGATTTTTTTGTCATTTTCTCACAATTTCTTCCTTGACATCATAATTTTTTTGGGGTACTATTATCTGTGTTAGGGAATCAATAAATCCCTTTAGATAACTTAAGGTTCTGGGTTCCAATCACGGAAGTAATCCTCAATATCCTCGTTCTTTCTAGGACGAGGTTTTCTATTAGGATGACCGTCTTTCATTTTCATAAACTCGTCAATGTCAAACTCAGCACCTTCATTCTCTGGGTCTAGACTAACGATGCCATTCATTAGAAATCCCAAGAACAAGCCAGGAGGAATACGAAACTGCATATGAACATTTTCGTTCTCCTCTTCTTCTGATTCATCTTCCATATCTTCATTATGCATATCGGCTACCTCATCCAAGTCACCTTCTACTATAGTTCGAAGGTACTCTTCTAATTGTTCAGGATTGCCAAGCATTTCTTGTACCAAGTCATTCACTACATCTTCTTTTTCCAGTTTACCAAGATAATGACTAACAATATCTGGGGTTGGACTGGTTTCTAAGACAACGTGCTTTACTGGAATTCTTTGGTCAAGTTCATTTGTTAGATTAGCCCAAGGACGCATCATCATAATATTTTTCTGATGTCCTGTCATTGGGTCTTGAATTGTTACGGTTTTCACCATCATAGGACGGTGTAGAGTTATGGTTCGGGTGTTCTTCCCGACCACCTTTCCGATTACTTCATCACCCGAAGAAAGTTTATAGTTCCTGTATACATCACCCATTCGCTTCTCCTTCTTCTAGGTTAATTTTTACCGTTTTGTAATCAAACTTCTCTTTGTTATATATCTTCATTCTCTCTACGAAATGTTTCAGTGTATGATTTGTCCAGGTCTTCCAAGTCAAATCATCACCGATGTCATATAACTTTGCCTTCTCTTTATATTTAGACTTTCTCAATTGTCGCCCAATAGACTGAAGGACACGAATTCGTGATTTAGATGGAGAAGCAAAGATAATATTATGAAGCCTACGAATAGAAACGCCTGTGGAGAATGTTCCATAGGATGCTACGATAATTGCATTGTCGTTTTCTTCTGTCAACTTTCTTACCTTTTCTCTGTCTTCTGCATCAGTTCCTCCATACACAAAGTGAACATCGTGGTCTGGACAGGTGCGTTCAATTAGTTTGACTAATTT